GTCTGCGTAATGGAGCATACCGCCACGCCCTTGGACGACAATCGAGGAGGCGTTGAGGCGGATCTGACTACTTGCGCCGACATGGATGACTCCACCCGCCATCTCGTTGACGAGCTCGAGCCTGTGGGCGCCTGCGGCGCCGAATCCGAAGTATGCAGAGCGCGTATTCGGATTCTGCGTGTCGGCGAAGAACTGCATGTAGACGTGATCCACGGAGCCTGGCTTGAGCGAAAGCGCACCGGCTCCCGCATTGACGGTGAACGCTCCGTTGATGGCTACGCTACCGCTGATCGTTCCACCGCCGAGGTCTGCCAACGACGGCTTGTGGCCGCTGTCGTAGACCTGATGCCACGGCTGCCACACTCCGTTGTAGTACTTCCTGATGTACGTCGCGTTCGCGCCATATGCAAAGTACTCCTGATAGACCATGACGTTGTCCGCATACACGCGCAACATTCCAGCTGCGCCCACCGGATAGTTGGTTCCGGATGCGGCATTGGCGTCGAGGTTCTGGTGCCAAATGCCGGTGGTTGTGTATGTGTTCAGGTCAGCGCCGGGGCCGATCTCCCCTCGATGTGCGAGCACACCGGAGAGACGCGAGTTAGATAACGTGCCGCTCGTGATGTCAGAGGCGGAGTGCGTGTGCGCACTTGGAGTGAACGACGTAGGCTTGTTGGTGATCTCANTCCAGGAGTGCGTGTGCGCACTTGGAGTGAACGNCGCGGGCACTCCCGTCAGCTTCGACCACGCCAAGGACGTTATCTCTGAGTCGCCGTGCGTGTGAGCGCTAGGCGGGAAGGTTGAGGGGATTCCAGTAAGCGAGCTGTAGTCGCCCGAGAACGCGACGGCCGCCAAATCGCCTGGCTGCACGGCAGTTAGCGCGAGTCCGAGCGCGGACGTGACCGCAGGGTCCAGGGACAGAACCGGCTTCGTCGGATCGGTATTGTCGACGACGATCTCATCGGGCGTTCCGACGATCTCNTCAACTTGACCGCCGCCNCCNCCNCCGCTGGCGTTGATGATGATCTGNCCAGGCGTCGACGTATCGAATGTGATGTTTGTGCCGGCGGTGAGCTGCCGCGAGTTTGCCGCCGAGCTTGTTTCGTCATCGACCGTGACGAACGTCAACCCCGACAGGTCAGCGGGAATGCTCGGCGTGTTGCTCAAGTCGCCGTAGTCGCCAGAGAACGCGACAGCGGCGAGGTCCGCCGCTACGAGATAGCCCGCGTCGTTCACGAGCACTGAGACGTTGTCTCCTGGCTGCATTGCACTGTCTGCCAGGGCCAACGACGCGATCGACGACGACGACAGGTTGATGATCGGATTCTCGGGGTCAGTGTTGTTGACCGAGATGCCGGTACCGGAATTGACCGTGGAGACACCGCCAGTTGCATTAAGTGTTGTGTCAGTAATGCTCAGGTTGGTGCCGAGCTGAAGAAACTTAATCTCTCCTGCTGAGTCATCCCAAAACAGCAGCTGATCAGAGCCGGGGTCCGAAAGCGCGCCGATGTCATCGAGCAGTGCGGGGACTGATGTGAGGTCGCTCCACGGATGTGTGTGCGCTTCAGGTGGAAACTCACTTGGTTCGTTAGCAATCTGCGACCAATCGATAACAAGCGCAGCCTGATGCTGCGTCACCATTCCTTGTGTAATGTCAGTCAATCCGAGCTGATCGTTCGTCCACTCGATCCCATCAAAACGCAGAAAATCACCTGCGGCTACACCTGATAAATCACCGATATTCGCAATCTGCGAGAGATCCGCGCCGACGATCGAATTCGTATTACCTTCGATCGTNATGAGTCCGAGATCGACCAGATCCTGCACGCGAACATAGGAATTGAGCAGATCCGTCGTACGACGCTGCCCGATCTCCATCGCTTCCTTGATCGCCATCAGAACCTGCGTGTGGTTCTTCGGATCGTCAGTGACGACCGGGATGGACGGAAAGCGGCGGTTTGCTTTGAGTCGAAGGGTCATTACAAGCTCGCCAGCTCTTTACCTGTCTGTGCAACGGACACCGAGTAAACCTCCGTGTTGCTCACCAGCTCGAACTGATACACGTCGCGCTTGAAGCCTGTCGGCAACCGCACCATGTTCTGATCCTGCACGATCGTATCGAACACGATCTCGCCGTTGGCATACATGNTGAAGCGCACACTCGACACCTGTGTGCTCATGAACGCGATCGGATACAACGGCGAGCCNCCGAGCGGCATCCGATTTTCAGGCTCGGTCCACCCCGGCACCATTCCCTTCTTCTGTACGCCGCACAGCACGTGCCCATTGAGCGTGTTCAGCGGACCGACTACAAACCGCGCCTCGTTGTATGGCAAGTAGTAGGTGAGAATGTCGGTCGTAACATCCTCGTCCTCATCGTTGAATTTGATCTTCAACGCACCGAAGTTCACCGGCTTCGGCAGATGGAATTCCTTCGACTTCCACCGCCAGTACAATCGCTCCGATGACTCGGGGTCCCACTCCCACACACGATCCTCGTAGATGAGATACACCGTGCCGTCGTAACGATCGGTCTCGATTCCCTCCACGTGATTGAAACGATCCAGCTCCACGAGGCGCGAAGTGGGCTCGGTCGGATTAAAGATGAACCCAAAGCTCGGACTGTTGAACGCGATGTACTGCATGCCATAGCTGGCAGCAAAGATCTCGCGCGGGTTGTACCGCTGCATCCACTCTTCCTTCGTCAGCAGATCTTGCGTGATGATCTTCGGCGCAGGCGAGTTAACGAGCACGAGGCCATTAATCGACGGGTAGTACACGCCGGCATCCGTCGCCACCATGCCGCGACGAGACAGACACGGCATGATCGCGTCGGTCTTCTGAGCCGTAAACGCCGCAGGCGTTGTACCCATGCCGATGTACGGGTTCGATTTCGTACCGATGATGAGCGTGTTACCCCACACTGCGAGCCCCACGATCTCGAACTCAAGGCCGATCTCATACTCAGGAGGCCATGCATGCGGTCGATACGGCTCGCTGAACACGAGACGACGCCCGACCCACCCAACGAGATAACCGTTGGGCATGACGACGAAGCCTTCAAGATCACTCGGCGGCGGCAGGTACGAAGTCGATTCGAGCGTGTTGTTGAGCGCCACCACGTCGTCAGCGAACGTGTCGTTGTAGTTTGCATCGCCCACGGGAATCTCAGCGACGAAATAAAACAACGTCGAAGTGTTGCCGGGGACGGTGCGGTAGATGCGTTTGTGTGTCACGTTGCGTTGAGTTGCATCCGGAACCTCCGTCTGCATTCCAGTGATCGTCCACGTGCCGGCCGCGCCCGCCTGCACAGTCGAGGGCGGCGAAGGCGCACTCTCCTCGCCATACGCACTCACGAACGTATAGACATACGAACGGAAAGTGTCGTCGCCGGGACCGGGCGGCGACACGACCGGCGTCATGGTTGGCGTTGGGATGCCGAGCAAAAACGCCNGCTGATTGAGTAACAGGCGATTGAACGTGTTGTACTTCGGAGCCCCATCGCCCGCCCAATAGTAACGGTTGTGCGCATCGTTCACGAGTGGCGAGCGCACGATATCGACCTCGCGCGTATCGAACGCGAGCCACAGCTCTTGTTCTTCCCCGTACTCAATGTACGGGATGCGATAGACACGACGCACGGTGAAGGGTTGATCGGTGAGATCTTTCAGCTGGCGAGGCACGCGGAAGCCACGCGCTTCTCCCGACAGCAGCTTCGTATTGCGCGCCGTCGTTGCACACATGTTCGGCAACAGGCGACTTGAGACTCGTGGGACGAGCCCCATGAACCCTTCAAGTTTGAGTGCGGTCATGGCCTAATCAATCTGCACGAGAACACATCACCATCGTGTCCCGAAAAGAAATTCTCGCCTGGCGTTCTCCACCCCCAACGTCGTTGCCATTTATAATCGGATGTGAGCCCTAATTCGGAACTCACAATGTCCTCGGCCAGAAACACGCGAGGCTCGCCACTAAAGTCCGGACCTTCGAATATCTGAAGCTCGGTGAACGGCGGGTCTTCCGGGATCTCTGAATCGCTCAGCATCACGACATGAAGCTGGTTCGTATATGAGTAGACGGCAGCAAACTCATCTGTGTTTGCTNATATCAGCCGCCCGACACCGCTTAAAATATGATAACCGCGCATTCCTGCCCAACTCCCCGACTCGAATACGATTTCCCAATGCTCTGTCGGCGGTGGTGGTGGATCATCGACAGATCCGAAGCGGTATGGATCGATCATGAACATCAGGCGCGCTCCCCGATGATCGTCACGATCAACCCGCGCGCACCTGTACCTGCATCGTCCACGTCGATGGTTATTTCATCGTCGAGGTTCACGTACTCGTCTGAGATCACCGCAGGCGTTGCTGCTGTAACGCTCGTCTTCTCTGTCGCGTCGATCGTGAGTTTCGTGGACAAGATCGTCACGCCGTTGCGATTGATATCGACGGTGAACGTTCCCGACTCGGCTGCTGTAAGTAGGCTCGCGCGCACATCGGTCACACGAAAGCGGAACGGCGCGCGGAAGTAGCCGCGACTCGTGCCGGCAGTGATGTCGCTGGTGAGGTCCGAACAGGCGAGCTGGAACTCGCACGGCTGCGGTCGATTCGCCCATGCGTAGCCGTCGAACACAAGAATGTTCCCGGGCTCGACATTGGTGAGATCCAAATCGATCCCACTAGAACCACCCTGCGCGAGCCATTCAAGCGTACCGGCAGTGATGCGCTGCTGAACGATGACCGTGTTGCTTCGAACCCAATCGCGAGCTGACGTACCTTCCTTGCCGCGCTCGATAGTGAGTACGTCGCCGTTGCGTTTCGAGCAGTAGCAAACTTCACGCACTCCCTGCGCGAGATCTTCGATCGTAAAGATGAAGATCTCACCGTCGCCCGGATCAGGAAACAGCGCCCCCTTCCCCGATTCGAGTTGCAGGGAAGTTTCCGCCGCACCCAAATCTTTGCCGAGCAAGCAGTGGGCGTTGTTCGCGAACAGGTGTGTGCGTGGGTCGGCCATGATCAGAATCCGACGAACATAATGAAGTACAGACCGAAATACGGCGGCAACTCCACCGAGTGCGTATGTTCCCCCTGCGAGTCGGTCGTACCACCGGAGTGCGTATGCGGCTTGCCCCCGCCGGTAGGCTCAATCACCGGCTGGCCGGTCACTTCGTTGTTGGTCTGGTACCGGACGTTGTTCGTCACCTGCATCGTGCGGAACTGCGACGATCCCGAAGCAGAGTAGTTGCTGCCCGACTGATACAGAATGCGGTGACTGTGCCTCGGCATCTCTTCCACGGTCAGCGCATGCGGGCCAGAGGTTGTCGTGTGCGTGTGCGCGCCGCTCGGGCTGGTGACGCCGGATGCGCTTCCGCCCGTCGCTCCGAGGGGATAATCATCGCCAGCGCCAACGATGAAGCGATTGCGCAGATCCGGCGTACCATTCTGGCCGTTGCACAACGCCCACCCCGAAGGGATATTGTTGGCGCTGCCGTACCACATGATCACTTGACCGACGACGAACGCCGCCTGCGCCACGCGCTGCGTATCACCTTCGACGAGAATTGCCGAGCCACCAGCGGTTGCACGCGAGCCATCCGTGGGAACACGAATCTCGTTGGAAGAGTCGCCAGTCGCACCACGCAGCGGAACATCGACGATCTCGCCCGCGAGAATTTGCGTGCTAGCTCCAGTGAGCTTCGCGTCGATGAGGTTGTTCCCATCCATGTTGAGATCGCCTTCCATCGCGTCGCCGCCGCGCTGAATGAACGTCTCCATCGTGCCGCGCGTAAGGCGCAGCTCGACGCGCGTTTGGCCATTCGTCCACGACTGCGCGCTCGTACCTTCCTGCCCGCGACCGCCAGGGGGTACGATCAGCAGATCAGCCGTGCGTGACGTGACTTTCACGATCTCGATGTCGCCGTTGTCGTTTTCCAACGTGACGAGGAAATACTCATCTGCGCCGGGATTGGGGAACAGCGCACCGAAACCGTTTGCGACCTGAATGGTCAGGTCGGTGTCAGAGATGCTAGCGGCGAGCAGCGAACTCGCGTTGTTGCCGAAGAGCTGCTTCGCCATTACTCATCCTCCTCGATGTCGAACTCCACGGTGTCTTGCTTGCGCTGACCTCCGCTGGTTGTGACCGTGAACGTGACCGCGTAGGTGCGCCCGGCAACGCCACCTTCGGCGAAGTACGCCCATTCTTTCCCTTTCTCGGGGTCGATGGCGATGTTCGTGATCTCGAAGTCGTCATCGTCCCCGTTCGGAGAAACCGACGCGGTAACGTTGATGACTTCCTCGTCATCTTCGAGAAAGTCCGTGTAGTCGATGGCGCGCTTGCGCCGCTCGCCCGGCCGCTGCCGGTATCGTCCGAGCATCATGGCTTCACCTTGCTACACACAGCTTTGTACTTCGCAGGACGCGGCGGTTTATCCGCACGCGTGCGCTGAATGGCGCACACCTTCTCTTTCGCTTTCAGCCGACCGGCAATCAACAGCTCGAACACCACGTGATCAAGCCGTGACTCAACGAAGAGCACGGCGGAGCCCGAGAATCCGTTGATCGCAATGCCCGTGTGATTTGGCATCGAACCGCCGATGCACCCTACATCTGTTGCTACGAAGAAAGGCCCGCTCATAGACGGAAGTACCCTCCTTCGACGATGTTGGGATAGATGTAGTAATCAAAGCCGATCGGCGTGAACGGTTCATTCACGAGATCTTCGTCACCGAGATACGCGATGAGGACCGACGTGGACTCCACACCGGTATCTTTGAAGATCACCGCTTGCGACACGGCACGGTTGTCGATCAACAGCGGAAATTTGGCGGCAGTGCCAGTGCAGATTCCGTTCGTCGCTGTGCGCGATTGAATCTCTTCCGAAATTGCGACCCGCACACCTTCGAAGATGTCGCTCAAAAACTGATCAGTGAAGTCGGGAACGTAGGACGAAGGGAGAAAAAGCGCCCGCACGACACCCGCGCGCCAGTCAAGCTGTGCCGTGGCGAACAACTCGCGTGCGTATGGGTAGACCTGGCTTCGCACTACTCACTTCCCGAACTTCGGAAACGACCATGTGGGAGCGCCTGAGAAATTCGTCTTGGCCTGTCCCGCGTACTTGCCGATCGCTGCACGAAAACGGTTCAAGTGATACTGCGCACGCACAGGATCAGAGTACGGTTTCGCCGGCTGCGATAACAATCGTCCGACCGCGCCGTCATAAATCGCATCGTAAAAGTGCGTCGCGGCGATGCGCGGCAAGTGAGTGACCGTCTGCTTCGGCGTGAGCGCGACGTAAAAGGTCAGCGCCGCATCGACGCTCACAGCGGACTGCGGCCACAAACGAATTTGATCCGGGCCTTCGAGGTAATACTTCAACGGCTGCGCCGCATCGGGCTCCGCACCAGCCGGACGCCGCGCCACTGGCATCAACGGGATGCCGTTGTACTCGACGCTGAACACGCGTACGACATCTGCGTACGCGTCGTACGGACTCAGGTAGTAGCGCTTCTTGTCGGCGACGAGGCGCTTCGGGCCGATCGTGACGCGCCAAGCAGCCGACTGCTCGAAGAACTCGCGGCACGCGAGAATGAGCGCGCGTTTGCGCACCTTCGGCAGACAGCCGGGCGTGACGGCGAGCATGTCGCGAAGCCACGTGTCAAGCTTTACATCACACTCGTGTCCAGAGCCTTCAACGGTGATTGTTTCCGTGGTCACAGCGACACCACCATGTTCTTGAACTGGTTCTGGAGCAGTACTACGCGGCCGTCGTTAGTGAACTCGTCATCCACCAGCTCGGCACTCGACGCCACCCAATACACGAGTGGTGTATAGAACATCATCGGCAGGTTGAATTCGGCGCTGAGTCCGATCTGCCCGTCTTCTTCGGGGTCGAACTCTTCGGGGTTGTCGTCAGGATCAGGATCGATCGTGACAACCTCGGGGACGGTGATGTCGTCGCCCTGGAAGAACTCCCAAAAAGCATCAGGCCGCAAGCGCGCCAGCTCTTGCAGCCCTCGATTCAATTTCGCGAGAAGGACCGTATCACTATGCCGCTTAGGCGTATCGGTGTCCTGAAGAATGACACGGGCTTCATCGAGTATGTTCTGCCATGTCTTCGCCATGCTGCCCCCGTAAGAACTCCCGCTGGCTGTTACACCAGCGGGAGAAGGTCACAGGGGGTTAACCCCGCGCGACGATAGCGCGTCCCATCGCGACGCCGTTCACCACCCGGAAGCCGTAGACCTGAAGGCCACGGAGCAGGTTGGAGAACGAACGCTCGGAGCGAATCGTCTCCATCTTGGTGAACTGCGCTGCGAACGTGAGCGCCGCCTTCGTGCCGAAGAACACCGCTGTGGTGTCCACGGCAGAGTCGGTGGTGGGCAGCAGGTTCGACAGGTACAGCGTGAACCGATCGATCATGCCGAGACGACCGTTGCGCAGGATCGAAGTACCGTCGCCCGCGAGGGAGGCGTCCTTCAGATCTGACTTCTTGATCATCGCGGCCATCCACGCCGGGATCACCATCCAGCGACCCGTCTCCGGGATGTTCTGCTCATCCAACACCTGCCCGGCATTGACGATGAAGTCAATGATGGACATGTCGTTGGAAGCCGAAGAACCATCGCCGGTGCCCTGTTCCGTCTTGTTGATGTACAGCGGGGAAGCCGACGTACCCAACCGAATGTTCGCCGAGATCGCACCGGCCGTGTTGCCACGGTTGGCAGTGTGGATGTCCGACGTGGTGCCGAGATAGGCAAGTACGTCGGTGTCGATCTCGATCTTCATCTGCTCGGCGGCATCTTCCGCCCACATGCTCATCAGATCGAGATCCGACTGAATCTCCATCACGTCGTCGAGGGCGAGGTTGAAATACTTCGCCCGATCGATCGAAAGATCGATCAAGTTGCTCGACGGGCGCTGAATCACGAGATCCTGATCGGTCTCATAGTCAGCGATCGTAATGGTCGGACGCGTACGGATGTGAACCGTGTCGCCCTTGTTCTTGATCTCGCCTTCGTAGTCGGTGTTCGCGATAGCCGCGAGGACGGTTGCTGCGTAGAACTTCTCCAGCAGCTTGCCCGACCAGATCTCGGGGATGAAGATCCCCGCGTATGCCGGGTTGGGACTGGGCCCGCTCCACGGAGAGCCTACAGGAAACGCCATAGCTGATACTCCTCAGAAAGAGAACGGTTAGCGAATGCGCCCTTCGCGTTGTGCTGCGAAGATGTCCGCTTCGAGCTTTTTCTGCTCTTCAGGGCGATTCTTGAATCGACCTGCTTGAACATCCGCGTAGAACTTCGCGATTTCGGCGCGTGACCAAACCCGCTTACCGGACCCGTCTGGAGCGCTTGCCGCCCCGGTCTTTGGCGTGCCGGGAGCCACGAACTTATCCAGCGTCTTATGTGGTACGCCGGCGGGAGCCGGCGCAGCAGAAGACGCAGGAGGAGTAACGGCTGCGTGTTCTTTCAGGTATCCATTGAAAAACGCCACGACGCGGGGACCATCGTGGGCCTTGTACGCCTGCTGAAGCAGTACGCCGCGCTTGTAGCCAGAGAAAGGATCGATCTGGTCGAGCCAGTCGAGGAAGCCTTGATCCTCGTTCAGCTCGCGCCATCTCGGAACCTGCTGGTCAAGCATGGCCAGTACTGTCTGCTGGTCGCTCTGTGCGACTCGCTGCGCAACGTTCGTCGTGACCTGCGCCACTTGATCGACACGCTGCGCGACCGGAGCGACACGACGCTCGATCTCAGCCGGCACGAGTTGTGCCGCTTCTTCGCGCACCACTCGCCGCATGACATCGATCAGGTCAGCTCCGAATTCGCGAACCTCTTCGTCTTTAACGAGCTTCACCGGCTGCGCAGGCGTACGCGCAGTCGGCGGTTCATCAGCGGGCGCAGACCCCCGCTGAGCGCTAAGCGAAGCGAGGAGATTCTGCGTTGCCGTGAGCTGGTCACGGAGTTGGCGAATCGCCTCGTCCTGGTCGCGAATCTTTGACTGCAAGCGCGGTACTTCGGCGTTGTACTTGCCTTGCAGAACCTTGTACTTCTGTTCCCATCCTTCCTGCGGCGGATTCGCCGGAGGATTTGCGGGAGAATCACCTGCGGGCGGTTTCGCTGGCGGCTCACCTGAAGCAGCGGACGGATTCGCGGGCGGCTCACCTGAAGCAGCGGGCGGATCCGCAGACGGATCACCTGCGGGCGAACCGTCAGCGGGGGGATCACCGGTCGGAGGATCGCCAGCGGGTGGCTGTTGACCCTGCAACGACTTGTAATACTCCTCGGCGATTTGATTGGCCTCGGCGATCTGTTTCCGAACTGCTTTAGGGAGAGCGCTCATGGCGTATTCTGACCCTTTGGTTGCTGAGATTGGTTCTTGAGTTTTTCGAGAAAAGCCGGAGCGTCACGGAAGGCGTCGCGCCACCACTGCAAGGCTTTCGATGCACCTTGTGCTCGATAGAGCACCGGGCCATCGCCATCGCGGCAGCGTTGTGTCTCTTCCGCTTCGTGTTCTGCCATCCCCTCCAAAACCGTGGCGAAGTGCGGGTTGCCCCGCAGATTCACCAATGCTTCGGCGATTTTCGGCGTAATCTTCACAGACCAACGAGCCCTTTGATCCACCGTTCCGCGCGCTCGTTGTAGTCGTCGAACATGTCCGACTCGACTTTCGAGATGCCGGCCTTGCTGTAATCACCCTGTTCTCGCCGCTCGGCGGGAGCGGCGCCGAACGACACGTCACGCACGCCTCCGAGACCCGAGAGGTTCTTCTCCGTCACGAGCTTCTTCGGCTTAGACATGTCAGTTCGCTCCGCCCGCCTTGTACTTACCGCCTGCGCCGCCGCCCGTACCTGTCGTACGATCGATCGGCAAGTCGGTGTTACCTTTCGTCGGGCCGAGGAATTTGCCCGAAGAAAACCCCGAGTGGGGCTCGCCGCTGCCACCGCCCGAGCCCGTGCTCAGGTTGCAGTGGAGGTCACGGTTGCCCTTCGTGCCTCCAAGAAATTTTCCGCTGATCGCCATGATGGCCTCCTACACGTATGTGCAAGCTACGTCAAGCGTATAGCAAAAACTCTGTCGTTTCTACAACCCGAGATCTTCCATCTGCTTCTTGCGGGTTTTCTTCAAAGCTTCGGCCGCACCTGCGGCCATGCCGGTCCCGAGCATTTTCGGGTCCGGCCGATCTGCCGCCGCCTTCTTCGGGGCCGCCGCCTTCTTCGGGGCCGGCGCGGGGGCCAGATGATCCTTCCGGACCTTACCGCCGTCTGCGTACTTGTGAACTCGCTGAACCATGATCATCTCCAACGCTCTCGTTTGAACGCGTCTACCGCTTGGCGAGCGTTTGCCAAAAGCTGCGGCTTCATCTTCTTACGGACGTAGGCTTCACATTCCTGTTCCACAAGCGCAAGCGCATTACGCTGCAAGATGCGCTCGGCGCGCGGACCGCGCTTCCGGAATGGAGCGGTGTGGTCTCTATTCACTTCCGCCGCGCCGTGTTGGTCCGAGGATTGTAACGATAGTCTGACGCCTTACCGCCCCGGTCCTTCGCCGCTCGGTCCTTCGCGCGTTCGCTCGCAGTCATCTGGTCGCGCTCTCGCCCTTTCGGCGTAAGCCTGCCATCCGCACTGAGATGCCCACGCTTCTTAAGCAGTCCGATAGCCATGTCCCGGCTGCCCGTCTGCGCAGTCAGTCGCTCGATCAGCTTGCCGCGCCCCATGTGTTTCTGCGTAGCCACTAGCCCGCCCTCATCCCTACACTGCCGGTGGCGTTGTTGTTCATCTGGCCTTCAACCTGCTCGCGCGCGGCCTCGGGGCCTGCACGTTCCTGCCCCGGCTTCTCCATCTGGTTCGGCATCGGCAGCGCCGACTGGCCGGGCTGAGGCTGCGCACCTTGTTGCGCCATCATCGCGGCCTGTTGCCGCGCACGCAGCTCTTCGTCATCCGGAACAACTTTTTCGTGGTCGAGGCCGAGGTTGCCAGCGACACTGCGAATGACGTTCGCGCGACCATCCATACCGACGATCTGCATGTCGATCGGATTGCCTGTGAGCTGCAAGAATTCGAGCTGCCGCATGCGATCCTGCTCACGCTTCACGGCGTAGTTCACGCCCTTCACGACAATCTGTTCGTCGCCTCGGAACATGCCGGGCATCGTGAGCATGCACATGTCGTAGAGCGAATCGAGCAGCGGCTGTATGACGTCGCGGTCGATGGCAGCGGCGACGTTCTGCAACGTCTTCGCCGCGTTACCCATGAGCATCGCGAGACCCGACGCGGTGCGCCCCGCGCCGCCAACACGCTCATTGCCGGTCATGTAGCGTGGGATCGCGGAGACTTCATCGGCCATCAGCGAGAACTTCTCGTAGACGGCCAACAACTCCTGCGTGTTCGAGTTCGGTTGGAAGAAGTCGATCGGCTTCGATGTGCCGGTGATCATCGGATCGAACGACACGTGCCAGCGCTTCCACGGATACAGCGAGTCATCCTCGCCCGGCTGCAATACTTGGTCATTGATCACGACCTGCGGACCACTCGCGATCGAGAGATTGTTCACGAGCGCGCGAAGCGCAGCGTTACCGACCGCCTGGATATCTTCGAGCAAATCAGGCAAGCCATAGCCAGCCATCGTGCCGGGGATTTTCTCGAAATTACTGATGTAGTACGGCGCGCGTTGGCGCGGCGAAGGATTGATCTGCGCTTTGATCACGAATCGATCGATCAGCCACGCTTGGATCTTGTACTCTTGCAGTGGATCGGGAACGTCCTCTTCGGACATGCCCCAATCGCGTAACGTCTTGCCTGAGACGGAGCCGTGATACTCTGCGGTGTCGATCAGGCCCGAAGTCGTACGCGCCCACTCCTCGCGATCCTCCAATCGTGCGCGCTCCTGATCGACAACATCCCACCACTCGCGAAAACCGCTGTCATGGAAGCGGCTGAGTACTTCGTCGATCGCGGCGTTGTCGTATCCGGGCAGGCCACGCACTGCGAGTAGATCCGCGCGCGTGAGACGAATGCGTTCGACGAACTCGGCCTGCCACACGTTCGCAGCGCCCGGCGACCAGTACAGGTCAAAGGGCGACACGCGATACCAGAACATCTTCGGGATCTGTTGGATCTGCGCCTGACCGTTGACCCATTTCAGTTGCGGCTCGCGGCGCACGACCGGACCTTTGATGCAGGCGAAGGGGAAGATCGGCAGATCGATCAGGAATTCAGCGAGCGCTTCGTAGAAGCCGCCTTCGGTCAGGATGTCATCGATTTGATCGGCGACGCGGTTCGCATCCTCCTCAGCTTGCTTCTTCGCAGCGCGCTCCGCTGCCTTGCGCAGCATCCTCACGCGATCAGCGATCATCTGTTGATCGACCGGCTGCCCGGCTTGCCGGAGCGTCGAGACTTCGATGTTCACTAACTGATCGATCGACTCCATGATGTTGTCTGGCACCGTGGGCACCGGAGTAGGTTCGAGATCCCACGGGCGCTCCGCGCCGAGATACACGTCACGCAAAAGCGCGGTCGCGCTACGGCACTTGGTACTCGTGATGCGAGCGAAGACCTCGCTGCCGCCGAATTTCCTGATCTCAGAGAGCTTGGTTGGATCGTACTGTCCCTTGTACGTGCGGAGGGCGTCGATCAGTCGCTGCGCGATACCTTCGGTGTTTCGGAAGTTGCGCATCTCGGTCATCCGCGCACGGATGTGAGAGGCCAGTTCCGACATGACCGGATCGTCGGTTGACCCTTCCGCCTGCTGCGCCGCGACCTGTTCCTGCTGCATCATCTCCTGATTCGAAACGACACGGAGTAGGCTGTGTCGAGTCGGGACCGGGATGGCCGATGGTGTCACGGGGCGAACTCCTTGATTTTCAGGCGCTGATTTACTATACGACCCACGTGTAGTCAACTTTTTCTCATAGGATTGTCAAACATGGGTGCTCGGACTCTCCCGAAGAGTTCATCACAAGTAACCCTCCCCGGCACAGACACCTCCCTCGATCTCTCTGCACTCAATGCCCATATCGCAGCAGAACTGGCAGCAGGATTGTCAGACGCTGCCGCCGTGCGTGAGCGCTACGGGATCTCGATGAAGCAATGGGAAACACTGAAGAAGTCCCCTGTCTTCCGCAGGATGCTTGCCGAAGCTGTTCAGGCGCTTCGTGGTGATCTGAATGCCGGAGCCCGCATCCAGAAAAAGGCCGACATCGTACTCGAAGATGCGATCCCGGCCTACGACGCGATGATCCATGACCCTCAAATTCCGGCGCAGGCGCGCATTGACGCCGGCAAGCTCCTCGCGCAGCTCGCGGGGCGCACCGCGAAACAAAGCGAAGGCGGAGCGCCGGCCGGTAGCGGCTTCACGCTCAACATCAATATCGGCGGGCGCGAGAAGCTGGTGATTGACGGTAAGAACATCCCGCCGACGGACGCCGATGAATAACGTCATCAACTACGACGCGCCGAAGACGATCGCGGACTTCATGCTTGATAACTCGAAGGTCCGACTGATCATCGGACCTTACGGCTCAGGCAAGACGACAGGCTGCATCATGGAGCTGATGCGTCGCGCGATGATGGAGCATCCCGATGCGAACAACGTGCGACGCACACGATTCGTCGTTGTTCGAAACACCGCGCAACAACTGCGACAAACGGTTCTCGAAGACATCCGCAAGTGGCTCTCGCCCGCGATGACCTATCGTGTGACCGACTCGACGGTGCAGTTTCGCTTCTCGCACCCGACGCAAGGTCGCATCGAATCAGACTGGTTGTTGATCCCGCTCGACAAGCCCGAAGATCAGCAACGCTTACTGTCGCTGAACATCACTGGTGGATGGGTCTCAGAATTTCGCGAGGTCCCAGTTCGTGTTGTCGAGGCGCTGCTCGGTCGCTGCGGACGTTACGTGCCGATCGGCGTGAAGGAAAACGCATGGCACGGAGTGATCGGCGAGTCGAACCCACCCGATGAAGACTCGGAGTGGTACAACAAGCTAGAGATTGAGCGTCCGCCAACGTGGAAGCTTTTCAAACAGCCGGGCGGCATGGACCCCAACGCCGAGAATAAAGAGCCGGGGCGGCTGCCTCCGAATTACTACGAGGATCTGATTGCCTCCAACAATCCAGATTGGGTAGACGTTCACGTCCACGCCAAATACGGAAAGAGCCTTTCCGGCCAGGCTGTCTTCCGTGCGAGCTTCAAGCCAGACTTCCATGTCACGTACAACTCGCTCAAGCCGATTCCAAGCATCCCCTTGATGATCGGGCAGGATTTCGGTCGCACGCCCGCCAGCTTGATTGGCCAAGTAGACAATCGCGGTCGCCTCCTCATCTTCAACGAGGCCACTTCGGTAGACATGGGTATCGAGCAGTTTGCAACCACTATACTGCGCCCACTCATGTTCAACAACTTTCATGGGCTCAGCAGCTTCATGGTTGCTGACCCAACCGGGAGAGACAAGAACCAAGTCTCCGAAGAGTCGCCCTTCGATGCGCTGCGACGACTCGGTTTCCGCGTCTATGGTGCCCCGACCAATGCTCTCGAACCACGCTTGCGCGCGGTCGAGCAGCTTCTGCTTCGCCAAGTGGATGGCGGTCCGATGCTTCTCATCGATGGAGCAAACTGTCCGCAGCTTGTTCAGGCACTGAAGTATCATTATCGGTACAAGCGCAAACAGAACATGGAACTCGAAGACAAACCGGAGAAGACGCACCCGTGGTCTGATCTCGCCGACTGCTTACAGTACATGGCGCTGTCCACGAACGCGAACTACACCGGCAAGGTGATCACGGATTCCCGCCCACGCCCGCGTCGTCCTGTACCAAGCGTCGCAGGTTGGACATGATGTCATCGTCAACGATGCCTCTTCAGCGGTAGTGTTCCCGAATCCACGGGCAAAGTTTCTGCGTCACTGGATTCCACGGGTCGTAGTGTCCTTCGAAGAAAACGATCCGCGCATCATCCGGTAGCTTGCCGCCGTTCGGTTTGATGTTCATGCGGAACGAGTACACACCGTCTTCGTCGCTCCAGTGATTCTCGTTTGGGCCGAGCACATAGTTCATCCACGCCTGATCGGAGCCGTAAAAGCCCGCGCCGCGCGCCCGCGCAATGGCCCTCTCCGGATTTTCGTTGAAGCGCGTCCAGACTTGCTGCCGCGCGCCTGCGTTCATCATCCACATCGAACCGTTCCACGGTGTACGCCGCCCGCGCACGCCCCAAATGAGGAAGTCCTCGGGGCGGTCAAAGATCGGCGTGACATCACGTGTGATCACCACGTCGAGGTCGAGCGAGATGAAGCGCGGGCCGATGATCTCGCGCATCGACGCATCGAACGCTTTCAGGCGTGGATAGCATGACGGATTGCCGGGGCCATAGATCGACTCACGCTCCCGGTGGTCGTCCCACAAAGGAATGATGCGAATTTCAGGGTCGAAGCCTTCCGTCTGATCCGTGATGACGGAAAAGCGATGCGGTTTGTTGTAGTGGCGCGCAACCATCCGCCGCAAGATGTTCACATGTTCCGGCGAATACTGCGAGCGGTACGCTACATGTGGACGCCAGAGCCAGCAGATCACTTCCAACATTACAGCGTCCTCTCGTACGCCACGCGGATGGGGTTACGCGAACGCATATCCCCGCTCTTCTTCTTGCGTTCGAGCGCAGCCTTGTACTTCGCCGCCCATTCATCGCGGTCGAGGTCGCGCGTGTCCGCATCGCGCAGAACAGGCTCGCCATCGCGCGTGCGTCGGCCGTAGCCGATGAGCACGACATCCTTCATGTGAACGCGCGGCACGATTGCGCCGAGCTGACGCATGAATTGGTTGTCGCCGCCGTAGCCACCGCCGCCGATAGGCGTGAGGTCGAGGTCATACCCATTCACTTGCCAGAAGGCAGCGTGCTTCACGAGGAACGTGTTGGGATGTGTCTTGCGTTCCTTGAAGTCGGGCGCAAACGTGCGCTCCATCGTGTAGTGTCTGCCTGGATCGAGCTTGCGATCCATCATCGTGTACGCCATCTCGGGCGTGAGTACGATGTCGATGTCGCTCATGAACAGCCACATGTTCTCATGAGGCTCACAGGCGACCTTCGCGCCGATGTTGCGCGCTTGATGCATGTTCCACGGCCAGTCGGCCGCGACGCGATAGCAGCGGACTGGAGCCTTGCACTTCTCCAAGATCGGCACTGGCGACACCTTCGAGTGATCATCGATCACAATGATGCGAATCGTGCTGCGAAACTCTCCTTCGTAGCGGCTCCAGTTATCGACCTGAAGCTTCAGCATCTCCGGATTGTTGTAGTACGGNTAGATCAAACGCAGGGGCTCCCCGATCANTNCGTCATCCTCAAGAACGCTACCCTTTTCTCATGTAACGCGATCTGCGGAGTCCTGCTCTCTGCTGCGCTCATAGAGCCTCCAAAGGAAACCGATGTGCCCTAAGTCGATGGCGTGCAAGCCTCTTTTCGCGAGTCGGTATGTGAGGACCGTCGCCATCGCGCCCGCACATAACAGCACCCGTTTTTTATTTAGTGCAAGAACTTCTGACTCCACGCGATCAATCTCCTGATACGCATCGCGGTGAGCACACATGACCACGTGTGTTTTCTTTGCCGAGGACATCGGTGGCCTGCCTTCGACGAGAGAGCGCTCGGAGCCACGGACGAGCACAACTTCCTGATCACGCCACAGACTCTCCATTCGGTCATAGAACTCGGGTACGTCGATGTGCGGGGCGGAGTCGGGCCTCGTGATGAACGACGAGTAGTAGGTCATCCGCTCATCGAGCACCCGAGGGTACGAGTTCACGTATTTACTCCAAAACCACCACTTTGGCGATTGAGGATTCATGTCTGGAATAGCGACGAGACAAAAATCCTGTTTCGTAACTAAGATCTCGCACAGCTCACGGCGCAGCTCGGGATGCGCG